TCATGTACCACTCAGAATCAGTACTAGCATCTTGATCACATCGTCCAGTACTACAGGTGGCAGGTACACACCGAATACCACAACTACCACCGGAATGATCACGTAGTTGTACACAATCAAAAAAACGAACACATACGCGATGTAACGCTTCCAGGACGTGTCGTTAGGCTTAACCGTACTCTGCCTCTTGCCTGTAACGATCTCCTTGCTATGGGCTTCCTGTGAAGGGGTAGCATTGCCCATCATTTTACTGATCAATCCTTTGATTAACTCAATCATGTTAAGTCCTCCAATAGTTCACGAATTTTTTGCATGTGCTCTTTATCCATTCCTGCTGTGAACTTGAATTTCGCCATCAGTGCTTTATTCAAACTGCCCCACTGTGAACACAGCATACAAATAAGTGATGATTCAGCATGTAAGGCTTCGGCGTATGTTGGGAAACAGGCCAGGATGCTCTTTTTATACGGCTCACCTGCTTCGATCATTTCATTCACTGATTTACTGGAACTGGTGTAATCGTTCCAGTTCGATTGTTTACTCTCCGGCTTAATCTCTGAGATATTTTTAATCGATTTCCATACTCGTTTCTGACCGATATAGAATTCACCACTGTTCGGAAACTGGATTAAATATACGAAACATGCCGTTTCTTCTGGGATGAAATCTTCATCTTTGTACCACATTGCCCATTTCATTTCGTCATTTGACGCCATTTTTATCACTCCTTGATAAATACATTCATACACATATTTATGAGGAAACATCAAAATGAGCATCGAAACAGACGTAATTGAGTTACTGAAAAAACTTGAGGGTACTAAACAATACCAGACCAAAATGAAGTATTTCAGAAATGGCCTTTTCCATATCTATAAAGATTCCGAAGGTTTTGAAACTATCGGGTACGGTCATCTTGTTAAGTCTAGTGAACGTGGTAAATTCGTAAATGGCATCACAGAACAGCAAGCCGATCAATTACTGCTGGTCGATTACCAGAAGGCTAAACGTGATGCTGATTCATTTAATCTGGATTTACCAGAACGCTGGAATGCATTAGTTTCTATTCTCGTATTCCAGTTGGGTAAAGCTGGGTATTCAAAGTTCATCAAACATCTTGCAGCACTGAAGAACCACAATTACGCTACTGCAATTGCAGAACTGAAAAACAGCAAACTTTACCAACAGACCCCGAACCGTATTGATCAAATGCTATACTGGGTTACAAACCAATAAAACAACAAAGGCCAGCTATTATGCTGGCCTTTGTTGTTTTTCATGCTGCAATTCTAAAATGGTCAATACGCGTGATAGTTTCACATCAATTTCGTTGATTTTCATCTGAACGTTTTTCAGTTCAGATTCTAATACAACCTGTTCATTTTCGATTTTATCTAAACGTTGCTTCAATAGCTTCTGCTCAGATTGCAAATCACCTATGCGACGTTCCAACGTCTCTGTATCCTGCTTAAACTCACGATATCGTGAAAATGCAAAACCCAGTACTGCCACGGTTGCACTCACACAACCGATTAATGTTCCTGTAATCATCATACGCAAATTCCGAGAAACAGACTCAGCGTAACGATTGTCCATAATGGCAGGCCAACAGTATGCAGTGCAGCCAGACCTAATACGGCTGCTGCATAAATGCCAAATTTAATTAGCTTTTCTTTATCCATATTATTATTCATATTACTATCCTCTCTCATGTGTACTGAGAGTATTTATTATTTTTACTCTAAAAACGCCTGTTTTAACTGCACCAGGTAGTACTGAATATTCAACCCCTTCACGAATAACTTGTATACATCGATTACCTGCACCTCGTATACATCATCGTAATATTGCCAGTTCACAATATCACCACGATTCAGTACTGGCTTCTTGTCATCCATGAATGCAATGTTCATGAAGTCATGCCCCATGACATCTACCCCATAACCGTTAAAGTACTTAGAATCTATGAATGCCTGATTAAATGGAATATTACACATAAGTACTTCATGACCGTCTAATGTGATGTTTTCTGTTACGTCTTCACTGAAATGCTGTTGCATTAGTTTCTCCTGAATATGAATGTTCCTTTCATATTATTTATCACTAACCTCCCTTTCTGTTCAGTTTCCTCAAAGAAGTCATATATTATTTTCCTCTTTTTCTTCTCATACTTACCAATAATCCGTTTATCACGTTTCTTTTTCTTCAGACTGGTATCAATCAAATACTTTTTACCGTTCTGCTCCACTACCTTGTACTTCTTACCCATCTGGGTATGCAGTCCTGCAATGTTGCCCTGAGCGGTCATTCTGGCATTACTGGTAGGAATAATTTTGTTAAACGTTGCCGGGTCATCTGTCAGTACTGAACGCAGATACGCAGCCTGTGAACCACGTACAATGATTTGGTTAGTCCTGATGCCATTACCATACTGAATGAAATTGAAGAATATCGCCCGTTTGGTGAAGTTAACCGCCCCGCCATCGACACTATTACTGATGTCATCCTGAATCTGTTTCGATAATGCACGGCAACGTTTTGTTAATTCTGACTGAAAATCTGTGATAAAGACTTTGCCCTGACTATTCAGTACTCGTACTGCATCGGCGGGAGTTGCCCCCCGCCTGAATTCTCCTGATATCATTTTAGTGTCCTTATGCTCTACCTACAATAACTGTTAAATCAGGCCCGTTATAAGTAATTAAATTCCCATTTGAACGTAACTGAATCGTTAGTGTTACCGCTACGCCTGCTTGGATTGTCATTGATACGGAACCAACACTAATATCACTTTCCAGACCTCTGGCAGATATATTAGCACCGCCTAATATACTTCCATTTGCATACACACTAACTGCACGTGTGTTAGTAGTTTCTCGCGGAGGTGTAAATGTACCATCATAACCGCCCTTTACAGTCACAGGAATACATGGAATTGTCAGAATGCGGGCAAACTGTGATTCTGCTGGGATTGTAATACCGCCCGCCCCTAATAAAAACATACGCATGATATCACCCTGAATGCTATTGGCTTTCAGATTATCAATGGTACAGTTAACGAAAGTACCATTAGTGAATGAACCACCTGATGCATACACAGTACCCTTAAAATATCCATTCTCCGCGTAAACATCGCCTTTGAAATATCCGTTTTCAGCAAATACGCTACCCCTGAAATAACCATTGTTGAAATAACTTGTGCCGTCCTTACGGATACACCAGCCCTGACCACCATTAGAAGGCCAGGCATCATTCCAGTTGTTCGAACTAATCTGATAACCAATTTTTGCGTTATTGATTGAACCGTCCTGAATTTTACCAGTACTGATACTCGCATCGGCAATATGTGCCTGTCCAATACTGGCATTAGCAATCATTGCAGAGTTGATGTAAACGGTATTGTTCTGTACTGCAAATGGGATAACTGGATTCGATACATTACCAGAAGTTTTTGCCGTGATAATCTTGAAGTCATCGGCAACGAAATAAACAGCACTTGCTTTAGTAGCTGCGTCAGAGTAAATACCCATCCCCGCAATAGTACCATTACTGTTTACCTTGACCTCATAATGAGAGTTCACAGTACTTTTCAGTGCGTCGATATTGGTTTGCATTGAAGTACTGACAGAACTAATATTACCGTTTAACTCACTTTTAGCCTGAGATAGTGCAGTACTTTGAGCGGTATCTTTAGAAGTGATAGTACTGTTCAGTGTTGCAACCTGGGACGTAATATTACTGTTGATACTGCTAACCTGTGCATTCAGTGCTTGTGTCTGAGCCTGGTCTTTGTTTGTGATAGTCGTATTGAGCGTTGTCACTGCTGCACTAATATCTGTAGCTGTTTTACTGGTCAACTGGGTAATGCTGGTCGCGTTTGCTTTATCACCGTCTGTGATGGCCTTATTCAGCGTAGTGACCTGTGCTGATAAATCCGCTGCTGTAGTCGCCTGCAAATTGGTGATAGCAGTGGCATTAATTTTGTCACCGTCAGTAATAAGTTTTGTCGTCTTTGTCTCTGATGCACCGATCTTAGTAGTTGTGTTCACGTTAGCCTGTGATACTGCATCGTCAATGGCAGTACTGATCTTGTCGTCCAGATGAAGGAAATCATTCAGTGACTGTTCATCCTGTGCTGACCAGTTAACCTTACTCTGCAAATCAACATATACCCCCGCCGTATAGATGAGCGAATCCTGCCCGAACTCGTCATAGGCTCCAGCTCGAACGTAGTACTTCCCATCAGCGATAGGGAATGAATGCATGAATGGACTGTTAGTACCGAACGCTTTCAGGTTCTGCGTGAATGTACTGTTCGTAGCAACCTGTACCAGCACCCCAGCAAAATCAGTAGCCGATGCTTCAGGGCTGTTATATGCAACGAAAATAGACTCATAGCCTGCGTTAGCCGTAAAGCCAGTTAAGGCCGGGCATTGTGGGTTAGTCACTGTGATACGGACTTCTGCACTGTAGATACTGCTGTTATGACCCCATGCCACCACCCCAAATGTACGGGTACGACTGAGCGTATCCAGTTTGTTCATTGCATAGGTGTACGTGAACTGGTTCGCCTGGATGAAGTACGAACGCTTCTTAACCATGCCAGTGTCATACACAATGATTTCGTATTTGTTGAAATACTCGCTGAACTTCTTACCGTTCACATTTACGTATGACTGATCATCCCACCCTATGATGAAATCCAGTGCATCGGTAGTCGTTGCAGTACTGCCACGGTTGATCAGATTCAGGCCAGTAATTGCAGGCAGGGTAAACGCGAAATCAGGTACAACACCGTTCTGTGTAACCTTGTCGGACACAATGCCGAGGTTGTTGAATGCTGCTACTGCGAAATCGTACTGTACCCCTGTCGTGAGGCCGTATAGCTCGTAGGACATTACGTACTGGTTCGTGCTGCCGCCATAAGTCCATGTTTGCGTACCCGTCTGACGGTAGTACACGTAGTAACCACGCAAGTACTGATCGATACTGGCTGACCATGAAAGTACTACAGTCTGCCCCTGATTAGTTGCCCCCTTCTTAACTACTGTGAGGTTTGACGGTGGCAGTACTGCTACTGGCTTCGGTAATGTTCCTTCCCAGCCATACATCGGTACGTCTACGCCTTCATAAATGCCCTGGTGATACTCAACACATTGCAACTGAACCATGCCGATACTGTCGGTATTCGTGCTGATCGATTTCCCCGCTACCCTGAACAGTTTATTCTCGTAACCATGTTCCGGGAAATTAACGGTAATTATATCCCAAACGGCAATATCCCAGCCACTGTCAGTATTGAAGCTTATTGTATTGTGTGAGTACTTGCCTTTCAGCAATTCGATGTTAATCAGGTGTTCAACCTGGTCTTTGTCATACACCCAGGAATAGTCCAGGCTCTTAGCAATGATCAATCCATCACTGGTTAAAACATCACTAGCCGGAATATCTGACGGAATACGTAAAATATCATCACTATAATTGTTCGTGGTGTTCTTCCAGGTTGCATCGATGGTGTTGAAATAGTCACTGATACCACTGGTAGTACTGACAAATTCACCGAAAATATTCGATTCGTCAAATGTCTGTACTGACAGTGCCGGAATATCTACAGTCAAATACAATTTACCACAATGAATACTGGTAATGCCGCCAAAAGTCATCAGCATCTTTTCAATGTTTGATTTATATGTGGACTGATAATCAATAGCACCATTACTATACATCTGGTAACGGGTACAGTACTGTGCTGCCGTCTGGAATGATGCAATATCAATATTACCGGGACTGACACCAAGCCCATATTCCGTATTGGTCACATAGTCGTATAGCTGGTTTACGGGGTTATTGCTGACACTCGTAGTGCCTGACACTAAGTCGTAGATCTTTTTGCCAGAACATTCAGCCGTTAATACGTAGTTATCATTAACCAGTAGATTATCTTCTAATGACTTTTGGGTTTTCTTGATAACGGTATAAACCTGTACGATCCCATTACCTTTGAAAGTACTATTATTCCATTGAGTACCAGCATAAGTACCAGCTAGTACTTTACCCGCCGTGTAATTAGGCTTACCGAAATAAACCTCTAATTGCAGAATATCACGATACTTTGCATCGATACTGGTATTTGGAACTACTCCTTCAACAGTAACAGCACTTGTCAGTACTGGTTCATCGTCAATCCAGATTTGACTAATCTTGTTAATCTCCCCCATTGCGAGGCCATGACTCGTAAAAAGGTACTGACTACTGTTGTTCTGTACGTTGTACCAGTTAACTATTGAACCGCACTTGACCTTTTCACCGTACAGTATGGGGATTCCCGATTGTGGGCTGGTAGAACGGCTTAAAGTAGTGGCACTGTCACTGTGTGGAGTAATACCCGGCATTTGAGAAAGCATAGAAGTTGCGACTAATGACGCTGCTCCGGCCCCTGCCCCCCATGCGGCTGCTGCCCCGAGACTCATACCAGCGGGACCAGTCATTAACATTGCCGCTACTGCGACGGATGTAATGAGTGCCCCAATTAAACCAGCACCTGAAATTTTACCGCCCATTATTCACCTCCTTCAGTTGGAGTGATCCGGTAAAATTTCCAGTCATGTAGCCAGGGCAGTACTGCAACATTGAACCCAGTACTGTCAGCATTCAGGGCAATGTACTTACCATCCAGTACTACAGAACCGTGAATACCGTTAACCATAACGTCACCGAACACTGGCTGATCGACCTGTACGCCATGCTTCTTACAAATATCTTCCAGTGAACCCAGTTCGTGTTTAGTGAACAGTTTCTGACCTGCTTTGATGGTTTTATATTTGCCCAAAGCCAGATCGGTATATGCAGTACCGCATACCTGATCGATAACTCTTAGTACCAAAATATTGCAATCATTCTGGCCTAACAGAAATTCAGTACTGATACATTCCTGAGCAATGTTGTGAATTTTGATTATATTGTTTCTCATCTTACGTCCTTATTTCTTATAGTTCCATTTCTGTTGAGAATTGATTTTCCCGAGCAGTGCGAAATATTGATCATTTTTGTGTGTACTTTGATGCACTGAATTGGCGGCTAATGTGCGTTGTTGTACGTCCAGCTTCTTCCATATGCTGTTAACATTCACTGTCAATTCGTTCTTAATATCATCGTTATTTGAAACTGATTCAAAGTAATCAATATAACCACTGAACATTAATGAATTATCCAGTACTGTAGCGGTTGCAGGATTCAGTATTGTCAGCCATAGATTAACCTGTGCATTTTTCAGACCGCCTGATAATGCCAGTGCCTGGAATGCCTGACTAACATTACTAACTTTGAAAGACATAGAATCATTGCTAATATCCTTCTGTTCACTGAATGAGCCGAAACTATCATTAATGAAGTCCGGGAATGAGGTGTATAAATTACCGCTAATATTCAGATCGATATAACCATCATTTAGATGTAATGCCTGCACTCCAGATCCCTGAACTGGATAGATATCAACACATTTAACTGTAACGCCTAATTGCATAACTTCCGATACTGTTAGCTGGGTTTTATTACCGCCTCTTGTAAGATTCCAGTACTGTAATAATGCCGGATTGGTAAACACTGCCTGATTCATTACAGGGCCTCCGTCGCTTTAACTTGTAGACTGATAATATTTGTTGATTGCAAATTAAGGTCACAATCCACATCAATAATAAATGTCCCGGTAATGCCCTGATAACGAATTACTTCACCTGCCTGTACGTTCTGACGTAATGCCGGGAATACGGTAATGGAGGTCCCTGTATTGGCAATAATGCGATGAATTTTAGTGCTGTTCTGAAAGGTAACTAACGTACCTACTTCCAGTACATTACTGTTGCAGGGAATGACCGTACCGCCTTTATTAACGGTTGCAGTACTGGATACTGTATTAAATTGATTGCCTGTATACTGGCTGTAATAACCTAAATCTGTACTGAATGGCCGACCCTGTGAGTACTGAGCAATAAAGTTCAGTACCTCTTGTCTGTCTGCCTGATTGAATTGAATATTAAATGAAATCTGATAGTACTGAATACCTGTACTGCGTCGGATTTGTGCACCCGTCCAGCTCTTATTTGAATAGGCGGGTTCGGTACTTTGTAATTTGAAATCACTTATTTTGATATTGTTTATAAATAAACCCATGATGTTCTCCTGATTTAAAGTATTTATCAGGAAAAGAAAAAGCCAGCGTGAATGCTGGCTTTTGGTATTACGTATTTCTGGTCTGAGCTGCTCGTACAGCCTGCATCACGTTATTTGAATGCTTTTTCAGCATGGTCTGGAATTGCTGATCGGTAATCTGCCCACCACCATTAACCACTAACGGGGCATTAATTACAGTCTGACCAGTACTGTTATTATCTGCCTTATCTTGCTGTTTCAGGAATTGAGTCAAATCACGGTTATTATTGTTATTCAGAACACGTTCACCTGCTTTCAATACCCATGTTGATTCATCTTTACCGCCTAGTTTCGGTACTGAATCAATACCACTGTGTGCCTGACCCTGAATCTGTGTACCACGTGCAGTACTGATAATTGACGCCCCTAAACTTGCCACCTGTGCATAGTTGGCAAAGTTCGCAGGCCACGGCGTAGCCATTGCATTTGCCAGTGCTTCTTGTATTTTCATTACAATATTGGCAATACTGATCGATTTACCAACGATAAACGCCGCCTGAGCCGCTTTATTACCTTTGCCTGCAACACCTTCAAGCATAGTACCGATGTTCATTGCAGTATCTGCAAATGTCTGTATCTGAGCCTGGCTGTTCTGACGTTCTACCTGTGCCGCTTTGTTATTGTACCTGCTGGTTAGTTCAGCTTTACGCTTTTCAAATTGTTCCTTTGAGATTAACTTGTCGGCATAAAGTTGTGCATCAACCTGAATTTCAAAATCACGCTGCTTGTATATTTCGTCCTGTTGTCTTTTGATGGCATCCTGATTACCGAACGGATTACTTTCATCAACTAATCCAGAGCGTACATCCTGTGCAGATAGCATTTTCTGGATATGTTCAGGAGTAATATTTTGCGTATTACCAATACTCAACGCTGCAAGGTTTTCAGATAATTGTTTAGGATCGGATGCTTCCAGCATTTCAGTAATAATACGTTTACTACCTTCTAAACGAGCCTGTTCCTGACGTGTAATAATTTTGGTTTTTTGTTCTTCATTTAGATTCAAAGTACTTAACGATTCATCCAGCTTTTTACGTAGCTCGTTCTGAGTGTAGTTGTACTGTAAAACCTGTTGTTCTGCTGAGTTTTTACCCAGTTGAGACATTACCTGATTCAGATTAATACGTGCCTGAATTTGTTTCTGCTCAAGCTGTTTAGCGTCTGCTGCGGCTTTTTTGGCAGCATCTTCCGCTTTCTTTTCACCTTCTGGGTCTTTAAGTTTATAGGGTTTAGTACTAACAGTTTTCGGTGCAGTTTTTGGTACTGTACTATTTGAGTACTGATTTTTACCCCATTCATCAGGCAGTGCATGATAATCACCCAGTGAGGCAAAGTCATATGCAAAACGTTTCAGGTTTCCACCCATCTGATCGAATGATGGTAATTTCCATTCACCTGCAAAGATGTTACGTAATTCATTGAGTGCTTCAATTACAGGTAATAGTGCGTTAACACGTAGTTCCTGAAAGTTGCGATCCAACTGGGCAATATTTTGTTCATATGCTGCATATGCCTGAGCCGTCTCAGTAGTAATTCCTGCATGTTGTTTTTCAATTGCATTGATTGCTTCAACTTCTGATTTATACTGTCTCAGTACTGGCAATAATTTGCTCGAATCACTGGCAATACTTTCCATGGCGTTTGTGATCTCAGCATTCGATTTACCCGCTTTTTGCAGTTCAAAGAATGTCTTGATGATCATTTTGATACCGCCATCGGCCTGATTCATGTACTGAGTAAAGCCCTGAAGATTGACACCCCATGCTTTCAGGTCATCACCAAAACCGCCTTTACCCTCACGGAAAAAATCACCCATATGATCAAGTGCATCTTTGTTGAAATCGCTGAATTTGTCATATTCGATATTCAGTGAACCGAAAGCCCCTTGTAGCTTCTGTAGCTGCTCTACGGTCATACCAGAACTGTATGAAGCATCATTCAATACCTTCACATAGTCACTGGCTGCATTTACCTGACTGATTGTAATAGCTGTTAATGCACCGAACCCTGCACCTACTGCAAGTAGCCCTGTATTCATCCCGGCAAGTTTGCCAGTAATATCACCGAACCCGCCAGATAATGAAGCGAGCGAACCGCCCGCCTCACGACTAAATGCATTTAAACTGTTTCCGGCAGTACCTAATGCACGTTGCAGGCCAGTAGCATCACCGTTGATATTAAAAACTAATTGTTGATTGTTCCCTGCCATGTTTTAGCCTCCATTGCCAGTACTGCCAGTAATGAATTGCATCATGGCTGACTGTTGTAATTGTTGTTGTGTCAGTTGTTTTTGTTCATCTTCCTGAATACGTTCATGTACTGTCTTATTTGAAAGCAGGCCGTACATATCCCAGTCATTAACACTGGCATTCTTCATGCCTGCTTCGGTTAAATTACCAGAGGACATTAAGATAAGATGAGCAAGATTCGAATATTTAATGTGTTCGAACCTTGCTCCCGATGGTTCAATACTGGAATCGTAAATCATCAGATATTCAAATAATTCTGGATCTAATGTTTCCAGTTCTGATGGACTCAATCCACGTTTGTTAATTAGTTTCAGGGTAAACATCAAACGTGGATTGCTTCTTATTTTTTTTCGATCTGATCCTGAATTTGTGGTTCGTCTGCTTTAGGCCACAATTTCATTACCTCATTGTTAATTTCAGCGACGATAAGAGCATCAATATAATTAACATTAATTTTACCGTCTTCGTCAACATCAGAGAAAATAGGCTGACCGTCTTCATTACTGACGGTATAGAGTAAAGTACTTTTAGCATCAATGCACTTTTCGAAATTGCTGATAGCTGGTCGATGAATATGAAGTACTGCACCGTTCTTTAGGGTAACTTCGTGAAGTTCAGGTTTCAGGGCTGCAAATAGAGTATGAATATCCATTATGGCAGTAACCCCTGTGCTACTGCTGCACCGTCACAGGCGAAATTGAGAGTCATATTCACGACTTTGTCACGATCAGATTCAATCTTTTTCTCACTGATGAAACCGTTATATACGACGTATGACCCTGCTGTTTTTGTAGCGTCTGTGAAATAACTGAACTTCAACTGAATGCGAGTACCGTTCTCAAAGGCGGTAACAAGCTGTTGATGTACTGTGTTATCTGGCATCCAGTTGACCTGTAATGTTACGTCTGCGTTTGTTTTACTACCTACCAGTTTACGGTTATATGAGCTATTAAAACTCACTACCTCAATTACAGTTGCGGTGCTCCCTGTGCCTGGAAAAGCGGCAACCTCAGGAATTGATGTAAATGACGTTGCTACAGTCGGTCCGGCAGTACCGATACCTACTGTAATATTTGAACCTGTAAAAACGTCCATTGGAGTTGGCATAATGATGTCCTTATCATAGAGTTCAGTACTGGCATCCTTACCAGTACTGAATTGTTGTTTTCTTCTTATTTATTTAGTGCTGCAATCATTGCACGTAATTCAGCAATTTCATTTGCCATCGCTTCAATTTTTGCAATTGAATGATTTAGTGCAAGTGCCGTATCCATCATAATGACGTTATTATCGAGTGCCAGCGTATCATCTTTATCACAACGATTTCCTTCATCATCATATTCTGGTGCGGCTGGAACCAGTTTAACGTACTCGCTATCAATATCGCGTAATGCGTCCTGTGCAATAATACCACGGCGTTCACGCCCCATCGGATCAAAGTTATATTTGAAAGTACATGGTTTCAGCTTTTTGATATTTTCATAGGATGCTTTACCGTCATCATAATTAATATCATGTTTCAATGTTGCGTCAGAAGTTGCTGCTTTCTGGAATGTGTAATTGCCACCAAAGCCACCATCGCCACTCGCCGAAGTAACCAGATCCCCCTGAACGGGCGTAAAGTACCAGTACCGTATCTTGGACCCATTATCTCCAAACTGGGTCATTGCGGTATTACCCCAGCTCGCCGTACCATTACCGACATTTCCCCACATTGTTCGCAGGTTATAGCCCCCGCCGTGCTGATACCCCCATGAAATCCCCGCTATAGCACCATTCCCCGGAGTGTCTATTGCTGTATCCGCGAAATAGGCGGCATAGTGGGGCTGGGCTGAGTTCCACCACGAGTTCACAGCAGGACTGCCCATAAACATACGTCCCGAAAATTGCACGTTGCCGTTGGACATAAAATCAAAATATCGTGATTGTGCCGTATCGGTCCCACCACCTGTCTGGTTCACAAACAGACGAGCTATAGAGTAATCCCACTCAATACGTTTAATTGATTGCAAATAAGCGGATGTTTTTTCAACACCATTTACTGTGTACAGTGATTTTAATCGACCACCATAAACAGTACTGCCAGTACCCGGTAAGGTTGCATCATTATCTGTAGCAGTCAGATGTGATGTAGTAAGGTCGCCTGTACTGGATAACGTCATAGCATCAGTAGTATCAGTTGTTCCGGTTGCAATCCTGTATGTGGTTCCCTGAACAGTTTCATGGAATGTAGCATCACCTGTACCACCACGGAATTTACGCAAATATGATTTATTACCTGTAGTCCCTGAGCTTAATGCAGTTTGACAATATGATGTCTGTACAACCCCGTCCTGAATAATACTGCTACTCGTGGTTAAAGCACCTGTAACGGCTAAAGTACTTGATATACCTACTGCACCAGAGAATGTACCACCAGATTTAGGCATACCACCGAGAGTACTCAACGCTGCACTTGCTGAGGTGCTACCAGTCCCCCCCTGTGAAATACTGAGAGCAGTAGTCAATCCAGTTAGACTTGTAATATCACTATTTGCTCCAGAAGATGCACTACCTGAAACATCGGTGTTCGTAAGTACTATATTACTTGTTAGAGATTTACCATTAATTGTTAATGATGTTGGTACTGTGCCTGCGATATCTGATTGAGCTAAAACGATATCACTGGAAAGCACTTTGTTGTTAACTTTTCGCGTTTGGGGTACTAACGGTATTGTTAACCCGGTAAGGGATTTAATAGTACTGTTCACACCGTTAATATCGGTGTATGCATACATCCCCCATGCACCCCATGAAATAACACCTGAGCCGTTTGAATACCCGGTGCGTGTATACAAGTCGTTCGTGTTATACCTGTAGTACATTTGCGTACAGCTTTTAACGTGAGTTGCCGAGTTTTGCAGTACTACTAATGTTCCCGCAAATTGTACTGGATAATTCAATACTGATGTTGCATTGGAATTTAGCGTTTGCTGATAATAACCTTGCAGTGTCCCATCTAAATCGTTCAGGTCAGTACCTACTGGGATAATTCCACGACTAGGTAATGCACCTACATCATCTGCATTTAACGTGATGTCACTGGCTAATGAAATCCCATTTAATTTACGGGTATTAGGTACTGCTGACACGTCATCGGCATCTAATACGATATTTGCAGAAAGCGGTTTCGAGTTCACTGTTACAGTTTTCGCTACCCCGCCGAGGTTTGAGAGTGCAGTACTTGCTACGGTTGAGCCAGTACCGCCTTGTGATACTGAAAGTGCTGTTGTTAGTCCGGTTAGAGACTTGATAGTACTGTTCACACCTGCACTGTTGATATTTGCAGTACGAACCCATGCAGACCAGGTTACAACACCACTGCTATTACTTGTGCCAGTCCTGTTCCAGATGTCATCACTACTGGCAGGGTAATAAACCTGAGTACAACTGTTCGCGTGAGTTACGCCACTCTTCAGAACAAACAATGTACCACCTACAGCAACTGGATAGCCCAGTGCAGTAGTGGCATTTTGCGAAATTTGCTGTTCAAATACTCCAAATGTAGATCCGTTCAGAGTATTCAGGTTCGTGCCTGCCACGATGGTTCCGTAGTACGGCATTGCTGATACATCCAGGGCACCCAGTACTAAATCATCGCTGAGTACTTGCCCGTTGATCGTTCTTGTCGTTGGTACTGCTGATACGTCTGCTGCGTTCAGAACAATGTTGGTACTTAAAGGCTTAGAGTTCACGGTTACGGTTTTAGCAACACCGCCCAGGTTACTGAGTGCAGTTGCAGCAACGTTTGACCCAGTACCGCCCTGTGCGACACTAAGTGCAGTGGTTAAGCCCGTGATACTTGTAATATCTGAGTTAGCACCTGATTTAGCACTACCGGAAATGTCAGTATTTGAAAGTACTACGTTTGATGAAAGTGGCTTTCCGTTAACAGTGGTTGTTTGTGGAACACCATTAAGGTTTTGCAGTGCCTGTGTATTCGTAACTGCCCCAGTACCACCAGAACTGATCGGTAATGCAGTACTCAACGTTGCAGATGAAGCGTTAAGACCACCAGTAATCGTCAGGTTGCCAGTACTGGAAAGTGTCAGGGCATCAGAACTATCAGTACTGGCACCTGTTGCTAATCTGTAGTTACCTGCCTGTACGGTTTCATGGAAGATTGTGTCACCAGTACCGCCACGCATTTTACGCAAATAAGATTTAGTACCTGCTGCGGCTGCGGATAGTGATGTATGACCATAAGTTGCTGCTGCAACACCGTCCTGATTAATTGCCCCGTTGACAGTTGCTCCACCATTTAAAGTACTGGCACCTGTCACGGCTAAAGTACTGGATAGTGATAATGTTGTTCCTGACAGGCCACCTGTCAGAGTACCGCCCGTCTTTGGTAGACCATTCAGGTTACTGAGTGCTGTTGCGGCTACAGAACTACCAGTACCGCCAGAACTGATAGGCAATGTACCCTGAACACCCTGTGTTGCTCCTGCGTTAAGTACTGGTTTATTGGCTGTGCTGTATACCTGATCGTATACGGTACTATCGGTATTCTTAATGTACAGGCGTGGTGTACCTGATTCGGTAACGACCATCTGTGCTTTACTCATACCGCCACCATCTACAAGACCAACACCAAGTAGATCAACACCGCCGGGATTCATCGTATTTGTAACTGGTACTTTAATGAATGAATTACCACCGTCTGATTCATAATGCGGTACGGTAATACCATCAGCACCAACCCCAAAATTACCCAGTACTAATGGGAATTGATCATCAATCGTTCCCTGACGAACGATAGAATCAGGCGTAAAAGTCCAGGTACGCCCGTATACTTTATTAACGTCTGCGTCATCCTTTTGTGCAGTAATACGCCCATTAAGAATAATGTAGTTCTGGCGTAGTGATGTCTGGCTTTCATAAAGACTGAACTTCAACTGAAATGAACGATTTACAGCGTATGCATTGCTGAGGAACATATGACCTGTATTTGTTGGTACATAATTTACTACAATGCTGATGTTACTGATTTTAAGACCACCAGTGATGATGCTAGTAAATTCCTGATCATATGTTTCTATTGTTTGTGTGGTACTGTTGATTTTGACTTCTGGGAATGCTGCCAGATTATCAATATTAGTATAGATTGATGTTGGATATGTATTATTCAGATCAGTACTGTAAGAGAGCAACGTCCTGTTGCCGAGCATGATTCCTGCCATTATTGTTATTCTCCATTATTTGTGGCACGTGCAATGTAATTAATCTGGCACGTTGTCATAATGGTATTTATGGCTGTATCCGGGTCGGTATCATCGACTACTGAGAGTAGTTTCAATGAACTAACATTAATGCCCTTCTCTAACAAACCAGCAACTAATTCAGTACTGAAAAATACTGAATGTACTTTATCCATTGTTTGTTGTGCTTTTGATTCACTCTGCGATGTAACCAGCACATCCATTGTCATCATTACAGAATGTCTAGTACTGTATTCAAGTTGTTCGTATTGTTCGGTTACATTGCTGATCATCAGAATGTAATCACTGGATGTCTGAGTGTTAGTTTTTGCGGCCTTGCGTACTTTCAAACCAGAAGACGAAAAAAGGCTTGAAACATGATTTTTAATAATTGAAATATTCATGTTCAAGCCCTGTAGTAGACGTTACATAGACCTGACAGATCATCAATGATGTTATAAACCTCGTACTGAACATTATTCAGTACGAAAGTGTCATCATAGGTGATTTGATCACGACGGCATGTAAAGTAGTTTTCTGTTGTTTGTATAAGTCCTTCGGTAGTTTGAATTGCTATTTCGGACTGTTCGAAAATGGCAGTAATAGTACTGCCATTATCTAGTACTAAAGGTTCGCCAAAACTGTTAATCAGAGCATCCATACTTTGCGTATTAAATGCTCTCATGATTATTAAGCCAGTTTGATGATACGGAAGGCTTCAGGCACCAGTACTGCAAAATCAAGGTCTGCCCAAATTCTGGCAATAACTGAACCACGATTACGGTTAGTGGTAGTGTCCATATCCAGCTCCAGAGAGTCCCCCCACTGTGCAATAGCCAGTTTGGAGAAGTCACCGAGGATAATGAAGTTCTGGCCTGCGAGAATTTTAGAGTCATAGGCAGGCACACCACACAGATCACCATCATCGAACAGGTAAACGCCTGCGGTGTTGTCGCCACGCAGAGTACTACGCAGAGTTGCTTTAGTCTGTGGAGACATTACGGCTGAGATACTAGCAAAAGACACACCCTCGTCACCCAATGCACCCTGTGCTGCGACGATACCCGCGTAGGTATATGCATCTACAGTTTCTACTTTGCCTGTTGCGACTACTGCGTCTACTAAACCTTTCAGGATCAGGGCTTCCAGACGTTCAGCAGAACCTTTTACCAGGGCCTGGCTAACGATCTGTTCTACCTGTGGGCAAGATTTTAGTACACTACGTGACAGTGGTACGCCACCCGTAAAGATGCCAGGTTTCATCACTACAGATTCGAAATTAGCATCAACTTCTGGGGAAACACCATTCTCAGAAATAAAGCCGAAACCTGCGGTGAAGTCACCAGCCAGTTTAGGTACTGCAATTTCAGAGGTCAGTCCGGTAAACATCTGTACTGGGAAATTCTTAAGAACAGATTCAGCACGCAGAATATCTACGAATGAACCGTACAGTACATCAGTGTGAATGACATCTTTTGCGGTAGTGGTAGTTACACCAGCACGTACAGCCTGTGCAAAATCAGCGTTAGCAACTACTGCACCGTTTTTGCCGGATGGCAGAGATTTGTCACCGTCCATAATGGAACGGATCAGAGTGTTTAGAGAGAATTCCATTTTATCATCCTTGATAATGGGTTTATTTTTAATTTGCTGGCGAAACGCTTCAATGGTTAAGCCTGATTCGATTGCCTGATTCGTAATTTCAGCGTTGATATTGAATGCACGTGAAATAGCGTTAATTTCGGCAATACGTTTTTGATCTTCTTCGGCCTGTTCTCCTGGTTCTTCCTGAACCTGTTCCTGAACGGCTGAATCATCATTTTGTTCTTCTGGTTCTGGCTGCTCGCCATCTCCAGTACTGTCATTACTATTTATCGTTTCCGCTTCGGAATTGATTTCGGGATCAGACTCAGTAGCAGTAGTAGTACTTTCAGTATCTTCATCGGGTTCATTTTCAGTTTCCTCTTCTTCGGATGGTTGCTCGTCTTTATTTTCGGGTTCAGGTACTTCTGGTTCCTGCTCTTCTTCAAGAGAACGCCCAACACCTACAAGGTCATCAGCGGGTACTGAAACCATGCTAATTTCATATGGTTCCCATTTGGTAACTAATAGGTTGTCACCTTCAATTCGATAATCGAGAATGGAATAACCAACGCTGACCTTTGATAAAGTACTTTCACGTACCATTTCGAACTTTTCAGCACCCATACCAACTGAACTGAAACGCACTAATGCACGGCCTACATGGTCAGCATCAATACTGGCTGACTCAATAACACCGATATGATTATCAAAGTTGTGGTTATAAAGCAGAGCGGCCTTATTCTGTAGTCGTTCTAGATTGACGTTCTCAGGGTTATGCAGAAGGATTTCGTTATATTCCTGACCGCCAATAGTACGTACTACTGGATTTTCAGAACTGAAAGCTAACAGTACTGTACGGTCGTTATTATCAGAGAGTACGTCACTCGATAACGTCATCTCCCGTTTTTGATTCTTGAATTTCATTTGAACTGTCCTTGTTCATTGTTTCTGTTTTATTTATCTCCGCTTCTCGTTTAAGTTCTTCAAATACGTGCTGAGGCTCCATGCCTAAATCACGGATAATTTGGGACTTACTTTTGACGCCCATTTCTAATAGTACTTGCTCGTACTGAGCATCTTTATTAGGATCAAGCGAGACTTGCTTAACTGTAATGAAAGTACTGTTCGCGATATTCTCAAAGTTCGTGAAACTGAGTTCTTTAAGTTCAGACACCATGATTCTTTTAATGAACTCACGGTAGATAGGCTTTAAGACTTTCGAAATAAGTAGATTAGAACGAGTTTTAAACCCTTCACGACTGATACGGTCTGCCATTTTTGCAGCACTGAATGACGCGTTTTGTGTATCGCCAGTTAACATGGATTTTGGAACGGAAAGGCCAGTACTGATAGTTGTTAGAACAGCGTCTGAAAACTCAGTAATTTTGTCTGTACCTGCCTGCGGGTTCAGAGTCTGGATCTGCTGACCTGGTGCCAGTTCTTTAATACTGCCCGGTTCAAAGTACTCTACAAATTCACGTTCTGGGTTTTCACCGTCCAGAAGTTCATCCTGATTGTTGTCAGTATTGGTAATAAACCCCATAGCTGAACTTGCGATCTTTTTCTGTAGGACTGCCGCTTCGTTATAGCTATTGAAATCTTCCAGGGTTTTCATGACTGCAATACAGTCCGGGAAACCTCGTTCCTGTCCTGGGAATTCTGGGATGAAGTAATGCAGAATCTCACTGGCTGGTACACGTTGAGTACTGTTCGTCTGGATGGTGTAATTCAGCGGGTTAATATCGGCTACGTGATAGGCCAGTACCCGACCATGTTGATCACGTTCAATACCATTGCTGATGTACGAACCGTTTTTCAGTAACTCGTTTTTAGTACTGGGAATACGGCTTGCATCGATGATTGATACCTGTAGTTCATCACCGTCAGTATGTAGTCGAACAAAACATTCGCCATCGGTAGCTCTTGCACGCTCTACCAGTTGTTGAAAAATGTCGAATGACAACGAACCATCAGTACTGAACCGGTTTGCGTCTAATGCCCACTGGTAAAACAGCTTGTCTAAGCGATCTGCCAGTACTGGATCGGTTTGACCATCGAGGCCAATTGGTGAAGGACGAACGGTGATACCGTCTGCCCCTGCCACTGTGCCAGAACTCAGTGATACGTATCGACGTGCATACGGGTTTTGCAGTACCAGTGAACGGCTGGCATCGCGTAGAGAAGTTAGTGACTGTCTCAGTACTGCATTGATGTTGACGTTCTGAACACCAGTACCGTAAGAGCCAATAATCTTTGTTGGTAGTCCAGTTAGTGAACGTGTCTGAGATTTGAATTCAGTACTGGCACTTTGATATTTGCGGGGTTGTACTGTTTTAGGTTTTGGTAGTACTGCGGGTTGTTCAATTTGCCGTTTGTTAAAAGGCCACATTCCGTGTGATCTCCATTATTAGCGGCAATGAATAGTACTTTTGAAAAAGCCCTTATTGCCTGTAGTTAGTTTGCGTTTCAGGTCGTTGACCTGTTTAGTGATACTGTTTTTCAGACTGATCAATGTATTCAGGTCTTCATGTACCAGTGTTTTATTGTTGATAGTCAGAGTACTGGTATCGCCATTAATTCGTGCTGTGATGATTTTATTAATGTCATCAAGCTGTGATTGCAGTTCTGTTAATCGGTCTGTCTGTGCCATTGGGTCAATGACGGTTACAGTACTAATACGAATACCCAGCTCATCATTGTTGTTATATACGACTGAGTAATAACCCGGCTTCCATTGTGAGGAATCGATAGTTACCGTTTCAGTATCGTTCTCTGTGTTGTGTGTGAATAACGTATCAGTACTGTTTCCGATTTTTAATGTTGTATTAGGCTGTAGTACTTCGTGAAGTACTTCACCGATATAGATTTTATCTTTCATGTTTATTTATCCTTAGCCGAACCATGATTTACCAATACTTTTGGATTTTGGTTTAGTGTATTTATTATTTGGTTCGGTAGGCTTGACGGGTTTAGTTGATTCAGTACTGGTAGTTTGTTCATCGGTTCGTTTACTACTTCTGTACTCTCGTAATTTCTTGAACGGCTGCCCCCCTAATTTACTCAATGCCAGTTTCATCATGCATAGGCTGTAGACCAGCGTATCAAGTGCCTCATTACGACGGCCTGTAATCTGCTTCCATCGAACACCACTACCTGAACGTTCCAGGTTCTCTGCTGTGACCTGTTCGAAATAGTCATCAGGCAAATCGTGTGCAAACCGTAGCGTAAGTGGTGCATCTGTTTTACCTGCTACTGCATTGTTTAACAGACTGCGTACCCAGTTCTTACCCTCGTGTACGTTCAGCATGTAGAACTGACGGCCTTCTGAGGTGCTGCGTTTGAACAAGTCACCTTTGGTATTCGAGCTGCCCTTGATCATTTCGAACTTCTTATACTGCTGACAGAAACTATTTACGGTGGCTACTGCCCTCCCGTTACCCCCGTCAACAGCAACTTTAAGTATTGGTACTTCACGCCCGGATACTGTTTTGAAACGTTGATTACAGAATGCAGCAAGGTCTGTATAAGCCTTTGCCCCTTTGATTTCACAGTTAGGGCTATAGAAAAAACGATGACCCAGTACGAATAGTTCTGTTTCGTTAAAACCTAATACTGTTGCTTCAAGTCGGTCTAATTGCTGGTCACAGCCTACGACAATACCCAGTACTGAATCTGGTATATTCTTTAAATCGAATGAATCATCACGTAAGTTCTCTAATGCTAGATCGTCAATTTCTTCTTGAAGGTCTGAGTAATGAAGTCCGAGTACTGTATTGTAAAAGGACTGGTAGTTATATTCGAACCATGCCAGTTCAAATTCTTTTGCAATAGCCTGAATAGTACTGTTCGGTGAATACAGACGGTTAATATAGAAACCTGCTGTATCAGTTACAGATGGGTTCAGTGCTATCCAACGTCCGGTACTGACCATCTTAATACGCTGTGATTCTGTTATTTCTTCCTGGCATTCTGGACAATGTAATTTTGCAGTACTGGCATCTGGAATATCCCGCTTGCCGTTCTTCTTCCATTCGAACTTTACATTCTCCCATTTCAAAGGATGTTCATGCTGGCAGTGAATACACTTAACAAAGAACTCACGTTGATCTGAGTTCTGGTATTCAACATCGATTGCATCGCCTGAAAAAGTTGGAGTGCTTGAAATAAGTATTTTGGCTTCCTGGCCGAAATCAGTTGCACGTTGTTCAGCAAGGCGGATCGGGTTCCCTTCTGGTGAGTTCTGGTCTATTGCAGACACTTCATCAAGTATGATTCGTTTGAGTGTTTTACCTCGTAATGCTTTTGCACTGCCGAGAGTCATGAAATACAGGAAACTACCGTCCTTAAGTTCAGTCTGCTGTTGGTTGTTTGCTTTGGTCTTGTCGTTCTTATCTGTAACTAACTCTGATAGTGCTGGCACCTGCTCAATTGTTTTATCTATTTTGGCAGACTTCCATTGCTTCAATTCTGTCAAGGAACTTTGAGCAATACCAATATTACTGGAATCAGTACCTATCCAGTAAAACAATGCTGAGTTTAACAAAGTAGTCTTTGCAATCTGGGCACTGGTTTTATAAACAACCTTGCGGTACTGGTCAGACTCAATAATATCTAACATCTGTTTCTGAAATGAGTAGAGTCTTAACTTCTGTCCGGCTGCTGCACCATCAGGGAGTACTAGATTTTGTTCAGCCCATTCACTGGGCTTTAACTTCTTTGGAGGTTTGATTATTGGTACTGCATTTTTCAGTACTACTATTGTCTTGTTCATTTTCGGCATCCTTGCCTTGTTCATCCTCGTCTGGTACTTCGAATTTCATATCTCCAATTTCATTCAGCATTTCATCGATACGGTTTTGAAGTACTCGCTTAACTTTCAGTACTGAATCCTGTTCGAAAACTTCATGTTGAATTTTGTTCGGTAGTGAACGGATATAATCACGGAATGTTTTGAAATACTGGGTAAGTTCTCTATGTACTTCATCCGCTTCGATTAGTTGATCCAGTTTTAACTTTACTTCGGCTTCGGCTAAATCTGCCTCTGCCTGCATTTTGCGTAATCGTGCCTGGTCGATCTTGTCTCGTACATCACCATCACGTAGCGGTGTTAAAATGTTATCTACGATCCATGCACGTGCATTCTCTTCTGTGTCTGTAGGCATCCCGCGTTTCTGCCATGCCAGTACAGTACTGTGTTCATAGCCGTAATCACGGCCTAACTTTCTAATTGAAATTGAGGTGGACATAATATTACCCTGACTGTTGTTCTTATATTTATCAGGGTTTAGTACTGGATATTTTGCGGTGTGGTTCGTTGATCAAAAATTACACATACGTAAAAAAGAACTCGCTGCCGAAACTACGCGAGGCTTGCCCCCCTGATAGTACCTTTTAATGCTTCTGTATCGCTCTGTATGCTTCCGTACTGAATTAAACGCGTCCGTGCCTGGATAATTCTAGCGTTGTACCTGGAGTGATACAGGCTGTTCTGTGAGGTACTCTAAATAGTAATCACGGATTGCCATAATCTCTTCTTTGTAGAATGTATGGTTAACACCAGAATAAAGTTCTTGTACTGTCTGCCAATACTCAACATTCATAAACTCTTTTGCGACAGTCAATAACAGGCAACATGCTTTACCCAATTGTATAGCGGTTGCTTCTTCCGAACCTTGTTCAAAGTTCGAAATGTCAGCTAATGCTTTGTGTGTGAGTTTGATGCTTTCATTATCAGACAATGATTCAAATGCGTGGGTATCGTCTGCGATATCCCGAGTAACATTCCGTGAGTTATGCATTGTATTCCTGATTAATTATTTTTGTTGTATTTGCGTTACATATGTTGCATGAATTTTTCTGTACACTCAGCAATAGAGTACAGCATATAGTGCATGATTAGATCAGATCTTTCAAATAGTCATCTCTCAATGCCAGTACTTCCATTTTTAATGACCCAGGCTCAACACCAGCATACAGATCTTCAATCGTTTTCCAATGTTGATGGTTTGCGTATTCATCGGATAGGGACACTAGAAGACAACATACACAACCTAATTCCAATGAATTTGGTTGTAATGTACCGTTTTCGAATTCAGATATCATTGATAATGCGGCATTAATGCGTTTGATGAGTTCTTCAGTACTCATCGACTCATAGAGTTGGGTTTCACGTGCAATTGAATGAATCACAAAACTCACGCTTCTCATCTGGTCTGACCTTAAAAAATTTGTTATCAGAAACTTTACTCGGGTTTTCACTAACTGCAATACTGTATGAATATACAGTGTTATGGAGTTTACATCATGGGTAACAAAGACGGTTTCGATCCATCAATCACCAGTGGTATTCAGCGGTTCGTACATCTGGGTCAGTGGGGTACGGTGTGCTACTGGGGATCATCGTTAGATGAGTACAGGATAGGTGATCGTGTGTTCTTCCAGAATCAGTATAGGCAGTACTGGCTGGGCGTTATCGAAAGGGATTGCTTTGTACTGCTCTATGACGAACCGTTAGATAGAGTACTGGATGGTTTGAGCTATCTGAACTCTGTAAACCGTATGCATCAGATGCATGACGATGAGGATTGGTTCTGCGACCAGGGTGAACTGCCCTTCTGATTGAATATAACGGTTCAGTACTGTTCAGCAGTGCCAGTGATAATCGGGGCAATAAAGCAGTACTAAACCCTGCATCATATTCTGTTGTTCAGGTTCGGGATGGCTAAAGTAGATATGTAGTATTTCGCTATATTCGTCGTACTTCATATCTAGCTTGATCAGTGGCTCTGTATCGATGACGGCTAGTAGTTCCTGAAACATTTCAAAATACAGTTCAGTACTGCCATATTGCGGAAGATGGATTGATGTTCTCATAGGGTAATTACTTATGTGTGTTTGAGTATTTACCCCATGATTAAAACATTGCTTTATTTGTTAATGTGTTGAGCAATATTTTTTGCAACCTGTACTGCTATGTCATCCCATGCACTTTCGAGGGTTCCAGTCTGGCTAGTACCGCCGATGACAGGATCGTTTTTATGTGAAGTGAACTTTTGAGACCAGGTTTGACCGTTCAGATTGAACGTTGCATTAAACGATACAGTACCAACGTCGATTGCTGGCGTGATGTTAAACATACCCGCTGAATATTCGAAACCGGAACGTGCTTCGATTACTGTGATGGTTAATTTCTGACCAGCAGGATTAACATCAGCAAATGTGGATACAGCCTCTTCTATACGTGAAGAAAGTGCTACCCCAGTTGGTACGCGTGTACGAGAACCACCACCGACAAAACCATCTGCACCCTGGATATCAATGCGTTGTGGGAAATCAGCAGGATTCCATACGATAGAGAGTTTCGGTTTTTCACCCTGGATATGAACTGATTTCATTTCTGAGACTGAAGGATACGAAAGGCGATTATTGAAAGGTAAGCTCACTGCACATCCTGATAGCCCTACCGCCACTACAAGAACTGCCAACACCTTTACCGGCTTAAACATTCTTTTTTTCCTTAATTGTTTTACTGAATAAGATTAAGTGGCTGATATATTAAGAATTATCTGATTACCATGCAAGCAAAGATTCTTTGCCAGTACTGAATGAGGATGACAGATAAGGGTTCAGTACTGGCATGATTGAGTTCTAAAGTGGCAGTACTTTTACATGGAGTCCACTTCTACACTAACCTTCTTACCGCCCTTATAACGTACTAAAAAATGGTACGCTTTATCACATGTGACGTTCGTAGTTGTACCGCTTGAGAACCAACTGGTTTCAGTCTTGATGCTGTCTACCTGGTCGCACTGATAGCCAGAGAGTACAATATCACGCTGTGCTTTTTCTGCTTCATCTTTCAGAGCTTTGTCATCAGCGGCAAAGGCTGTGATTGAAACTAACAGTAAAACTAACCCACTCATTTTTATCATTAAAATTCTCCAGCATGTAGAGGTTGCTTATCCGTTGCAAAAAAGTTCATAACTTTATCGATCGGTAAAAACGATCATACAAATCTATCCAATAGGAAATAACGATCAATATTTAAGACACTTCCCCTACCAATTTTGGTTGCTGAGATCTAGCGGTAACTTAAGTTTTTCGCTGTCGAACAGTGTTCAGGATGGGGAGCAGGGGTATAGTTGCAGGGGGGATGACCTGATGAAGAGTGGCTTGTGTAGCATTTATACGATGTTAAGGAGAGTTTTGTGATCGATGCTAATTGACATTTTTTGGGGTTCCATCTCGTCTTTACAAAATTATAAACCAATTGCTGACACAGGAATTCGTGATAAAGTATGTTATTGCATTACCAATGTTATCCAAAAATTAAAATCATATAATAAGTGAAGGGGTTCTTCTTATGAGTATCAATACAAATGACATTATTGATAAAGCAGCAAAAGAAATTAAAGAAGATGGGAATGCGAATATCATTGTCATCGGTAAAACAGGTGTTGGTAAAAGTACGCTGATCAATAATGTTTTTCGTGGTGAGGTTGCAGAAACTGGTACTGGACGTCCCGTTACGAAAGGTATTCAAAAGCTTACCAAGGATGGCATTCCTTTAACAATTATCGATACACAGGGTTTAGAAGTAAAAGATTATAGCTCAATTAAAGATGCAATAGAGTCCTATGTTTTCGATACCGAATCCAGTGAAAATGCAAAGGATCATATTCATCTTGCGTGGTTATGTATAAGTTATGGAAGTGCTCGGGTTGAAGATGCAGAAAAAGATTTAGTGAGTTTTTTCCATAAAAATAATATCCCTGTCATTATCGTTCTGACAAAAACCACTAACTTTAAGAAAGCTGAAAATGAATTTTACCTTTCTGTTCGTAGAGAATTTCAAGAACATTGTTCTAATATAATTATGACCAGAGGCATTCAAGAAACTATTGATGATGATGAGGATGAAGATCCGGTCATTCTTAAAATTAAAGGCATTGAGGAATTAATAGCCAAGTCTGAACAATTAATCCCGGAACAAAAAAAAAGAGCTTTCGCAAATGCTTTATCCATAAAAAACGAAAATGGTCTGAAGACTAAAATAGCTAGGGCAGAGATTGAGATTAACACAGCAGCGGGTTTAGCAGCTACTGCTGCTGCAACTCCGATACCTTTATCAGATGCAATTACTTTGGTCCCCATTCAAATTGCTATGTTAGTAAAAATAAGTTACACGTTTGGAATGGACGTCAAAAAAAGTGCAATATCTGGTTTAGTTGCCTCTATATTTGGCAGTTCAATATTAACTATTGTTGGTAGAAGTTTCGTAAATGGTGTAATGAAATTAATCCCAGGTGGGCAAATTCCTGCGGGTATCTTATCAGCTACAACAGCAGCGGCATTGACCAAAAGTTTAGGGCAGGCATATGTTTCTGTTTTAGTTGGGCTAGCACGTGAGTCTGAAACAAGTGAAATTGATTTCAGCAAAGCGGCAGCCATGCTAAAGAAAAAAGTTAGCTTCTAATTTTGCATACCTAATTAATCAAAGTACTGAACCCTCCCTAACACTTCACAACAGTTCAGTACTTGATTAACATCACATTTAACCCAAACTAATAGGTACGCTTTAAGGGAAAAAGCCCTCATTTTTAGTAGGTTAGGAATAGTTATACGGTGCAGTACTATATACCTCCCATTTTGCCGTACAAATGGTTTTCTTCATTTAGTTGTCCATACATATAAAGTTCTTTAATGAATTTGTAACTCTAAAAATGATGGAATAGAAATGAATCGGTTAACAATTTTTTTGTTATCTGCCGTTGTATGTTCAGCAGCACAGGCTGAATGTACTGGCAATTACAATCACAGCATATGTACATTTGATAATGGTGATACTCACACTATCACTAGAACTCTGAGTTCAAGCGGGGAAGAAATCACAGAGATAAAAGGACACAACAAAATATCTGGGGCGACATGGGAAGAACGTACTAGAGTTTGGGGGGATGACACCATCACTAGGGGTACAGCAGCAAATGGTGCCCGGTGGCGACAATCTAAGCATAAATTAGTGAACGGTGAATATGAGATTTCCGGTGTTGATATGAACGGCAACCTGTATAAGTACAATTGTACTGCATCGGATTGCAATGACAGTTACTAGTACTCAGTTCCCTGTCAGTACTGAACCGTGTCGCAGTATGGTTCAGTACTGGTAGTGTTATCACTTAAAGACACTTTAATAATCTTTAAGGAACCTTGTCAGAGTCACCCCGGTTTTAAGTGTATCCTCGAATCTGAATACAACATAACCATTACCCGGATTCATGACCCCCTTCACTTCGCGATGCTCATGAATAGTGTCACATTCACCTGCAACTACCAATTTTTCTATAGTAGCCATATCATTTTGATTCCATGCCTCTGAAAGCTCAATAAGATGATCGGTGCTATCACATGTAAAACCTTCATCAATATACGCAGCATTGGCAGCAAAAGTACTTAAAAATAACGCCGATAGTAGGACTTTTTTCATTATTACCCCAGAAGTATTGAGTAGTGCATCTGAACAGATAGCAAATCATTGTTCCATAGATTAATCAATATTCAAAGGCTCTCAGTAGGTTGCAGTTCATAAATGCGTAATTCTCGTAGAGGCGTTCAGTACTGTGAAAGTCCTGCCAGTACTGAACCCTATAACAAACCCCACGATTGTTCAGTACTGGCAGGGGTTACAGTTTATCATGACGTAACGGCATCGTAACGTCTAAACTTATGTCAAATCATGTACCAGTACTTCCGTTTTATATCAAAAAATATCTTCATATTCGTTCGTGGTTTTGTGTTTTAGTTGTGCTTTTTGAACGAGTACATCCAGATTTTGTATAGCATCTTTTTTGAGTTCAAGTACTTCATTTAGATGCTGGTAAAGGCTTAAGCCCTTCTCAACACTTAACAACTTAATGATTAATTTCCAATGCTTATCGTTTTCAGTCAAATCTGACAATAATAAAAGCCAGTAACATGCGATGCCTATAGCCTCTCGACTTGGCATATTTGTAATACTGTGTTCTACAGCGTTTTTGTAAGTCTCAATTTTTCTTACAGACTCTTCAAAAAGCTCATTACATACGTCGTCATCATTTAACGAATATTGATGAAGCTCTTTTTCCAGGATCTCAAATACCTGATTGGGGATAACAATACTGCTGCTGTTATTCATTATAACCTCACATGTTTGCTGACTTGTTATAGACTATGTAGCTCTCAACTATCATGCAATGCTTATATTAAGCAATTTAGGTTATGTACTCTTTTTTTCATTGTAGATATTAAGGATTCGCCTTAAGTAAGGTTTTGTAAGAAAAAATCAGAAAATGGTAGTACTGTTTATCACTTCATTTAGCCGTCTAGACGCATGTGGAATTCACCAACATGGGTTGTTATTAATGTGGAATTATTACCTATAAAGGTTTAAGGTAGTTTTTTCCACTTATACTTGGATCTATTTCTGAGAAAACAGAAATTGGAGGAGTTTTAGAGCCGTCGCCAGACGGGGATAAAACCCGCCAATTTATGTGCAAACCAATTGTGAGCAACGCGAGCTATTGGTTTATTTCATTTTAATAACACAATGAATTGAGGCACAAACTTCGCTCCGCTTCGTTCGGCCTGTTCTTCGAAAACTCGCTCTGCTTCGTTTCCTGTGAACATGTCTTTTTTATAAGTTCAACTACTAGTTGTTTCCTATAACTAATGATCCATAGCTAACAACTTTCGTTCGCTTCGCTCACTACGTCTCTTGAGTACTACGCCCTCTACTTCGCTTCGCTGCGTTCGGTTGTCTGCTCGTGTTCAACTCGCCCACGTGATCTTAACTGTTGAAGTTACTACCCCACGATCCCAATTAACCCATGTTAGTGAATTCCACATAACGAATACCCGGTACTCAATAAAAAAGGCCGCATTTTAGCGACCTTTCGTTTTACTTCATCATCCCTCGCAGCATCTCTACCTGCGATTCTGACAGATTTCTTTTGGTACACCATTTGCTGAACTGTTCAGTACTGACATCGCCTTTATGCCTGGACTGTAACGTACTAAATGCTTTTCTCAGCTTCTTATCTTCTTCACTAAACATGACCGGACGGCCTGGTTTCATGGTTTCAGTACTGCCATCTTCTAGCCCCAGATCGATATGATGGATGTTAGCAGTACCCAATGATTCAGCCTGTTCTCTGTCTACAACGTAAACAACGATCTCAGAGTCTGAATCATAATCACGCAGATTAGAGCGGTTGATGAACTGATACAGGTTCTCAAACTCCCTAGCCTGTACCAGATCCTGGCCCGTAATGCCGAACTGCTCACGACACATAACAGCTTCAACAGGGCTAGGTTTCATACTGGCTAACCAAACCGCCGTTGTGTAGCTCTGGTACGCGTTCATGCCACGGCTATTAGGTGAGATGTACTGGCCTGATGTGAGAATACTGCTCATGTCGCCTTTGGTTGAACTGTTCGACGTATAGTAGTACTGACCCGTTACGTTCTGCTCTATGTGGTGTGCTATGGTAGGCAGTGCATTAGGGTTGTCAGTCCTGAAAGTACTGGTGAACCGTTTCTTATCGAGGAAATAGTACACCTTGAGTCGTTCACTAACGGGTACTGCACGCTGCCGTAATGACATTTTGACTTCGGTAAACAGACCAGGATTCGAGCGGTACAGCAATGACTCAGTGAATTTGTTCGCCAGAAATGTCATATCCAGGCCAGCATCCACATACTTTTGAATATCTACCCATGCCATGATCGACAACTGGTTACATTCATCCCTGTACACTTCATGCCCGTCCTGAATTTTAGTACTGAAAAAATTACTGTTCATTCTGAATTCGTCATATAGATCGATAAATTCAAAACGTTGATGAATATCAGATAGCAGATCATCATTGAAACGAGTAATTGGAACAGCGGTACAGTACTGTTTATCTAGATCCGTGAAACTTGTGAACAACTGTTTGTGTACTTCATGTTTTTTCTCAGTGTTGATTACCTTGTAACAATGAAAACTAACAACATCATCGAGCATTGTTTTACGGTTTTTTAGCAATGACAGATCTGAAATACGCAAAAAAGCCCGCTCACTGATGATTAGTACTCTGTGCGTCGGTTCTTGGAGAAATTGGTTTACGGCGTATTCGACATTGCTATGAGTTTCAGATGATATTACCGTACAGATATCACCTAACGCTGCGGCTGACTGTTTCACCAATTGCAGTTCTGAATGTACCAATAAATAAGGTATATCAGTACGTTTTATCATTTCAATCGTCATATATGTTTTGGACGATCCGCAATCGCCCTGAATATAGTTCATCATTTATACAATCCTTGTGAGTTTGAGTTTGGCAGTACTGAATTGATGGTTCAGTACTGCATAGTATTTAACGGGGAACCGTATTCCTGTACGGCTCCCCGTTATTTTTTTACAGCTTTACTGTTATGCGTTTTGCCCGAATATCATTTTTCAGTTTCCGAATACGTAATTTCAGTGCTGCGATGATTTCACGTAACGGCATTGGTTCAGTTTTGTATTTCTCAATTACATTTTCTATCGCTTTTATCTTCCCCCGCTGCCATTCACGGTGTGCCAGTTCAGGTGTACTGAATGTTCCGAGATATACCTTCTTCGATTTACCATCCTGCTGGAGTTGCCTGCAATTGGCTCTAAAGCCTTTGCCATGCGTACTAACCCCAAGCGGCAGTAATCCGCGATCATTACCACGATCAATCAGCACGTTATTCACGTAGTGCGGTACATACCTACAAGCGGCTTCTGAATACTGTTTATTGCCAGGAATTAGAATATCTTTGTCCAAGCAATAACCCGGCACATAGTGATCGTGAATTTTTGAGTTTTTGAAATTCGAACTAGTAAACCAATCGGGGTGTACTGTTACGTTCTCATATGTTGGTTGTCGTGATTTGAACACTTCAGAATACGCTCTGGTAACGACGCTATACCAGTTCCTACCTTCACGAGTTTTTGAGAAACCCGGCACATCATTGTCGCCTACACCACATACCAGTTTTTCAGATTTTAGTTTCATTTATATACCAATCCTTTGGTATTTTTCGCTGACCCGTACAGCAAAGCATTTGATTCGGGTAGGTTTACTACTGTCTGAAAATCTATTCAGACGCATAGTTAAGTACTGCCAGTACGTTGAACAGAAATGGCAGTACTTAATTTTACTTTTTGGTAATAATCGTTTGATTGATTACATATTGAATTGCCGCTGGTAATCCTTTCGGTGCTTGACCACCATCAACTAATGATTGCAGGTATTGCATCTGCATTTCAGTTAGTCGCACTGTTACCATTCCGGTTTTCTTTATTTTTTGCAT